TCGTATACAACTTTGACTCTACTGTCTTGCTGCGCTTGCACTCCACACCATAATACAAATTATGGTCTGGGGAAACTGACACTGAGCCCTGGTAGTTTTCCATCTGAAACTTACTAGTAAATGTGGGTGCATCTACATCGTAATTACACGACACAATCACTGTTCCCAATGCTGTGTTTGTGCTGTTCAGAGCGGTAGCACTAGTGGATCTAAATTCTAAAATTAACCCACTAATCTCATACTCCTGATAACAAGAAGCTTGAGTCGCCAGCCACGGAAACAGAGCTGGATTCGTTGGATTTATCTTGTAACTATAATTAGTAAACAAGACTGACCCTGTGAGATCCCCCAAATACTCACTGTGTGTGACCACACAATCAGAGTCTCCAAACGAAACATTCTGCCTACCAGACGAAATGTGACTAGACATGTGATAATCACCATGTCCAGTCACCCATGAAGTCAACTTCTTCATAGCCACGCCACCCAAGCGCTTCGCAGCTGCTTTCACAAACTGCACAGCGTGATGACCAACACCATGGGATTTCTGATGATGGTGCTCCTTCTTAGGAGCGTGTTTTTTGCCATGTTTAGGCTTGGCAGCCTTAATGTTTGAGTTAACTTTTGACATATTGTGTTGAGATGCAGATGATAGATCTACTGAGCTCACCCCACAACGAGATTTCCTGCAATGCCTCCTCACCAGCGAGATCCAAAGTCGGCTTACGATCAGTGTCCTAGTCTCTTGGTCTTGAACAGAAAATAACAATTGTGTTTCTAGATGAATTAGCTTCCGCGCAATGCGGTTCATCTGGGTGCAGCCAGACACTTACAGAGCTGCAGCGAGGGTTCAGTCTCAACCCTCATGAGAGATCGATTTATAGAGTCGCCTCTACCACTGAGAAGGCTAAGTGGTTTGTACCTCGATTGAAGTCCAGCACAATGCGAGTTTTCATCGCCTACCGCGCCCGAAAGCGCACAAGATTCAGCAGGGCCAAGCATGATTTCCTTACCCAGCCAGGGACATACCCAGCCTAGATATCATGCCCGACTACACCTGCCTACTATCAAAACTGAACTCAGATGATCCTGAGAAGTAGAGAGTAGGACGACTAGCTGGTCGCTTCCTTCGCTAGCCACAACTAACACTGAACAGTTGTAGCATCGCGGTCACAGTGCGGCCCCCTTAACAAAAACAACTGGTTTTGCACCTGTATCCCGGTCTAAAACCATATTGAGTATTGGATCATCAATATTCGAATACAGCTTGATTGACCCTAGGTGCTCCTCTAACCAGGTTCTGTTCCGCACTGATAGTCCGTACTTTTGGTCCAAAAACCATTGTAAACGAACTGGGTCACTGCGCTGACTCACCACAGACATCTTCCAATCTCCCTCACTTAGGAAATAAGCCTTATAGCCAGATGTCTGCTGCAGCAAATTTTCCACCAACGGTTTGAGAGGCTCAATAAAAGAGGCAAAGCCTATCATTCCTATTGCAACACCACGCACTACGGCTAGTGGGTGGACGTGCAACGGTGGATTGTTAAAACTACACATCTTGTTCAGCAATCTACCAAGTTTGGGACCAAAACATACTCCTCCATGGATTGGGTAGATCCAAGAGGAACAAAATTCGGCCTCAAACAGGTTGTTGCGATATAAATTCTGTGCCTTAAAGCCCAATAGTCCAAGCGTGTCCCAAGGGATGACACGATTGTCATCCTGGTGCACAAGCAAATTATCGTCACCTTGAACCAACATTCGAACGTAAGTTTTGAATTGGTTGGGAGTGATACCACTCTTGAAGATGCAATACATATGCATTAGACCATTTAACACAGAATTAAAAACGGATGTGTAGGGGTCACCAGATTTTCGAGTGCCATTCACGTTATATTTCACTCCATGAGAAGTCTTCCCATGAGTTGAAACATTAGCTCTCATCAAATCAATGACCGGTTTACTTGCGCCGAACCTTCTCGCCAAATAAATCTCCAGCTCACAAAGTTCGACGCCAATTGAGGCATCATACGCTGATATGTCGTTCTCAAACGGCCTACCTGTAAAATGCCATAAGTACTCGGCCAACTGTCGACTGTCGGCCCCGGAAGTAAACCAAACAAAGTGGTCCTGGTTCCAAATTCTCTTTACTTCTCCCTGTACCGCCATAAAAAACGGACCCATGATGGCAATAAACTCGGGCTGGGCTCCTTGAATTAATCGCGGGGCCTTCTCGAGCTCATCACCAGGTGAGTTGTAAAGATTATTCTCAACCTTGACGAAAGCTTTACGCTTAGTGAATTTATAACATTCACTCTTTGTTAGGTTATTACCTTCCCAGATGCCATCAGCTTGCAATCGCTGATGTGCCTCTAAGATGGTACGCTTCACACTAGGTGAAGCATTTGAATTCTTAAGATAACTGTGGATGTCGACTGGTCGCACTTTC